AGGTTCATCATTTGGCAGATTACAAGCAGAAATGGTAACTCCAGTTTTACAAAGAGTAATACATATTTTAAAGAAACAAGGAAGAATAAGTATACCTACTGTAAATGGAAGAGAAATAAAAGTGCAATCAACTTCACCATTAGCACAAGCACAAGCTAATCAAGATATAAATGGATTTAATAGATTTCTAGAATTAGTGCAAGCTAGATTCGGTCCACAACTTGTAAATTTATTAGTAGATAGTAATGAAGCTACTAAATATCTAGCAGAAAAATTTGGTATACCAGAAAAATTAACAAGAAGTAAAGAAGAAATGCAACAAGCTATGATGCAAATGCAACAAGCTATGCAACAACAACAACAAATGGCACAACAAAATGAACAAGAAAACACTCCCCCAGGTTAGTATAGACGGATATACAAGATCACAAGCAAATGAAGATAAGTTAAATACAACAGTATTAGCTTGTTTTCTAACAGATGCTGGAGTAGAAACACTTAAATACTTACGTAGTATTACAATAGAAAGTGTAGCTGGATTTAACATATCAGATCAAGAACTAAGACAAAGAGAGGGTATGAGATTTCTAGTTGGTATTATTGAACAACGAATAAAGGAAGGTAAAAATGTCAGAGCAAGAGAGTCTAATAAACGCAGAACAGGAAACTAAAGACGAAGTAGGAGAGGTAGCTGAAAGACCAGAATGGTTGCCAGAAAAGTTTTTTAAAGATGGTGTAGCAGATTATGAAGGATTAGCAAAATCTTATACTGAAGCAGAATCTTACATAGGTAAAAAGAAAGAAGATATTACTGCGGAGATAAAAACACAAATGGAAGAAGAACTTACTAAGTCTTTACCAGAAGCACCAGATAAATATACATTGCCAGAAATACCAGAGCAGTATAATACAGATACTCCTTTAATGGAAGGTTGGAAAAAATACTGTCACGAAAATAAACTTGGTCAAGAAGCATTTGATAAAGGTATAGATTTATTCATTCAATCACAACCACAAATAGATATTGAAGCAGAAAAACAAAAACTTGGTGAAAATGCAAGCCAAAGAATAGAAGCTGTTTCTTTATGGGTAAATAAAAACTTTGATGAAGCACAAAGACCTATGCTTGAAATGATGTGTAGCACTTCAACAGGTGTAGAAGCAGTAGAAAAGATTATGAGTATGCTTCAAAATAGTATGAGCCAAGCACCAGAATCTACAGTAACTACTGGTAAAACTAGAGAAGATTTACAAGAAATGATGAAAGATAGAAGATACTGGCATCCTTCAAGTAGAGATGAAAACTATGTAAAACAAATAGATTCGGCTTTTGAAAAACTATACAAATGATAAGTATACAACCTTCAACTGAGAAGGATGCAGTAAAACTTGCTAGAAATATGAGAAAGCAAGATATTATGGAAGTAGAAGCCTGTGGTACAGATCCTATATCTGCTTTGTTGTATCCAATAAGAGCAGAAAATGCACAGACTTTTACATTATTTTATGACAAAGAACCTGTTTTAATGGGTGGAACTGTAGGAGAAAGTATAGGATTAGCTAGAGTTTGGCTACTCGCTAGTGATAAAGCATTTACAAAACCTATGAAAATAGCACTTTTAAGTAGAAAATGGGTAGATTTAATACACAAACCATATGAAATTTTATACAATTATGTGTGGGTTGATAATATAAAAGCTGTAAAATTACTAAAACATTTAGATTGTCGCTTTGATAATGAAGTTGTAAAAAGAAAAAATCTTGACTTTGTAAAATTTTCTCGTTGCAAAAATAAACATTTATCGTTATAGATGTATTAGTAGTCCTAGAATATTAGAGTATTGCCCTTCTGGATAACTATACAAAGATACGCTAGATAAACTCGGTGAAACTTTTTTTAACTTTATAAGGAGGACTTATGTCTGTAGGAATAAGCACTGCTTTTATAAAACAGTTTGAGAGTGACGTTCATATGGCTTATCAGCGAATGGGATCTAAACTCAAGGACACCATTAGACAAAAACCAAATGTCAATGGAAATCAAACAGTTTTTCAAAAAGTAGGAAAAGGCTCTGCTGTCCAAAAATCTCGTCATGGACAAGTGCCTATAATGAATATTGATCATACCAACGTAACAGCGACACTATCGGATTACTTTAGTGCTGACTATGTTGATAGATTAGACGAGTTAAAAACAAACATTGATGAAAGAATGGTAGTTGCACAAAGTGCCGCTGGTGCGTTAGGAAGAAAAACTGACGAACTAATTACTACTGCTCTTGATGGTACATCAAACACAACAACAGAATCAGGATCTGCTGGTTTAACCCTAGCAAAGATACAATCAGTTTTTGCTTCAATGGGTGAAAACGATATTCCTGATGATGGTGATAGATACTTTATAGTATCACCTGATGGTTGGGTTGATCTACTTGACATCAATGCTTTTGCAGATGCCGACTTTATTGGTCAAGACGAACTACCATATAAAGGTGGTATGGTTGCAAAGAGATGGCTTGGCTTTATGTGGATGGTGCATAGTGGTTTACCAACTACATCAAGTAAAAGACAATGCTTTGCATATCACAGAACTGGTTTGGGTGTAGCTATGGGTGCTGACGTAACAACCGAAATTAACTACATTCCAGAAAGAGTGTCTAACTTAATAACTGCATATATGAGTTTGGGTGTTGTCTTAATTGACGATAACGCAGTCTTTGAAGTGCAGATAGCTGAATAGGAGGTACAAATGGCTTTAGATGCAACAAATTTATTTAAGGTTGGTGGTGCTAATCCTGGAATGTGGATATATAAATCTACAGATGCAATAGCAGACATTGACAATTCTGGTTACTTTAATGATGTAACTAATGAATTAAAACAATTTGATGTAATAGTTATCGTAGGATCAACTGGAGGTTCACCCCCAACGATTGATATGGCAACTGTAACATCAGCAACTGGTGCTACCACAGTAACAGTAGCATTACTTGCTTAACGGAGTATGGGGGAGGTAACTCCCCCTAACAACATATGGCAACAACAAAAATAGATATATGTGCAAGAGCACTCGTAATGATAGGAGCAAGTCCTATTACTTCTTTTACAGACGGAACAACAGAAAGTACAGTAGCTAGTAACCTTTATGAAGATACAATAAAGAATATGTTATCTAGTTATCGTTGGAGATTTGCTAGTAAACAAGCACAACTTTCAAGATTAACAGATGCACCAGATCACAAATGGGATTCAGCTTACCAATTACCAGCAGAATTAGTAGGTCTGCATGGAGTATTTGTAAATGATATGCCTATTAAGTTTGAAAGATATGGTGATATGGTTTACAATGATGCAGTATCTACTGATAAAGTATACGCAGATTATACATATTACGATACAACTGCTTCAAATCCAGAAGCATTTTTTCCACCATATTTTGTATTTACTGCTGAATTATCACTAGCTTCTATATTTGCATATGCAGTAGCACAAAATACAGACTTATCAAATGCACTTGAAGTTAAGGCAAATAGACAAATGGCAATAGCAAAAAACATAGATGCACAACAAAGAACATCTAGTAGACTTCGAGTTACTAGATTTAATAATACTCGTAATTCTACAGGAGCTTCTAACATAGAAGGGATTGTAGAGTAGAGTGGCAAGATCAAGAAATATTTTACGACAAATAAAAACTACCTTTCAAGCTGGTGAGTTAGATCCTCTTATGAATATGAGAAGTGATGTTGCAGCTTATGCAAATGGAGCAAAGCAAATGCAGAATGTAGCTTTGTTTTCACAAGGTGGTTTTAAAAGACGTAATGGTACAAAAAGATACGCAAGTTTAACTGGTAATGCTAGATTAGTTGGTTTTGATTTTGATGATAATGAACAATATATTATGGCATTTGGTAATCAAAGAGTAGATATATATTACTTAGAAACCAATGCACTAGCACAATCAATTACAAGTTGTCCTTGGACTACAAGTATATTATTTGATATGCAGTTTAGTCAAGCTGGCGATACTATGATTATTACACATCCAAGTATGGCAACACAAAAAATATTAAGAACAGGATTAACTTCATTTACAAGATCAGCATTTACATTTGATGAAGATAGTGAAAATGTGTACCAACCATACTATAAATTTGCTGATGCTGGTGTTACATTAAGTGCAAATGGCACTTCAGGATCTGTTACTATAACATCAAGTGCAGATCACTTTAATGCAAATTATGTAGGAACATATTTAAGAATAGAAGATACTACTTTAGAAATAACTGCATTTACTAGTGCTACACAAGTTACAGCTACAGTAGAAGGTACGTTAAGAAAAAAACTTATAAATGATCCTTTTACAACAGAAAATGGTACTAAAACTATTACAGTTAACGATCCTTTGCATGGCTTATCAAATGGAGCAACTGTTACATTTAGTGGTTCTAATAGTATAGAAGGTATTAATGCTACAGATATAAATGGATCTAAAACAATATCAGTACAAAACGAAGATACATATACTTTTACTGCTGGTGGAAGCACAAATGCTTCTAATACTGCCGCTGGTGGTGGAACAGCAGTATTTATTACAAGTAGTGGTCAAGCAAACTCAAGATGGGAAGAACAAGTATTTAGTGCAGTAAGAGGTTATCCAGCATCTTCTACATTTCACGATGGTAGATTATGGTTTGGTGGATCATCAAGTTTACCAGATTGGGTATGGGCATCAAAGGTAGATGAGTATTTCAATTTTGATGTAGGTGAAGGAGATGATGCAGATAGTATACAATCAAGTATAGGAGCATCACAAGTTGCTGATATTAGACATCTTACCAGTAATAGACATTTACTTATTTTTACTGCTAATGGTGAATTTTATGCACCACAAGGAGATCAATCAGTATTAACACCATCTAACTTTACAGCAAGGCGACAGACAACGCATGGGTGCAGTACAGTAAATGTAAAGACATTAGAAGGTGGTGTTTTGTTTGTTCAAAAACATGGGCGAGCAGTAAGAGAATTATTATTTACAGATTTAGAATTATCATACTCTGCTACAAATTTAAGTGTATTAGCAAGTCATCTAATACAAACTCCAGTTGATATGGCTATATTACAAGGTACTTCTGAAAGACCAGAATCGTATGCTATTTTTATAAATGCAGATGGTACTGCTGGTATATTTCACGCAGTACGTGCTGAAAAACTTGCTGGTTGGACAGAATGGAAAACTACATCTGGTGCAAGTTTTAAAAGTGTAGAAACTGTAGGTAATAGATTGTTCTTTACTGTATACAGAGATAGTAATTATTATATAGAAGAAATGGGAACAGAAACAAATACATTAGATCATTCTACAACTTTTACTATTGGAAGTGCTGGTACAACATTTACAGGATTGTCAAACTATGCTAGTAAGACAGTAAAGGTAAGAAGTGGTGATTTTTATATGGGTGAGTTTGCAGTATCAAGTGGTGGTGTTTTAGAGTTATCATCTGGTTTTGATACAACTACTATTACAGTAGGTTATGACTATGATGTAGAAGTAGAAACTATGCCTGTAGAAACTGTTTTAGCAAGTGGTACTTTACAAGGTAGACCAAAAAGAATAAGTAAAGTAGTAATGGGATTAAACTCTACATTAGCAACAACTGTTTCTGGTACTAGATTGATATTAAGACAAGTAACAGATGATTTGTCTTTATCACCTACAGCAGTAACAGGTAAAAGAGATTTTTATTTATTAGGTTACAATAAAGATGCAACAGTAACTTTAACACAAAGTGATCCGTTACCATTACGAGTAACAGGATTAGTAATGGAGTATATGTATTAATGTGTGGTGTAGCAGAAGCGGCAATAGTAGCATCAGTAGTAAGTGCTATTGGTACTGTTCAACAAGGTAGAATACAAAAAAGAAATCTGCAAAATCAAGAAGCAGTAGCTAGATATACAGCTGAATCACAAATAACTGAATTAAAAGAACAAAAAGAATTAAATAAAATACGAGCAAGAGAAGAAGAAATACAAAGAAGAAGATTATTAGAAGCAGATATGTCAGCTATTACAGCTTATAATAGAGGTTTAGAAAGCACTAGCAAACAAAATATAAAAGATACTTCTGCTGAATTATTTGGTGCAGATGTAGCAACTAACAGATTTAATTTAGCAGTAGCACAAAGATCAGCAGATAGACAAATAGGAGTTCTTAATGTACAAGCTAATATGCCAAGCCAAGCATCAGGTATTATGACAGCTTCTTACATAAGTGCTATGTCAACAGTAACATCTGCATATGGTAATTATAGACAAACTAGAGTTCCAAATACTGGACCAACAACAACTACTGCACCAACAGTTACTAGCAGTTATACTCCTGGAGGAACTACAAATAAAACTACTGGTTTTGCTAATAAAGGATATACATTTACAGGATAGATATGGTTAGAAGATATAAAGATTTAGGAAGAATAACAACAGCACCAGCACAAAGAACAAATTATAATATTAATGTGCCAAGAAATATAGGAGCAGAAGCTAGAATAAATGCTATAAAACAAGCTGGTGCAGAAATAAGTAGTACTCTATTTAATATTGCAAAAGACAAAGCAGTGATACAAGCAGAAGAAGATAGTTCTAAAGCACAAATACAATATATAAATGGTGTTCCGCAGTTTAGTCCTATGGAGTTAGGAGGTACTATTTATAATAAAGCCTACAATGATGCCGCTAAACTACAATATAAAAATGCTTTAGAAAATTCTATTAATAAAAAAATTACAGAAGCAAAAAATGAGTATTTTAATAATCCTGAATTAAGAAATAATACAGATAATCTTAGAGCATTATTAGAAGAAAAAATTAATCCTATGAGAGAAAATGTTGCTAATGAATTTAAAAATGTGTTTGATGTAATAGCACAAGATAAAATACAACCAGCTATACAAACAGATCTTAAAGAAAATGCTAATAGATCTAGAACTAATAAAATAAAAGCACTTAATGGTGAATTAGGCATATTGCAAAATCAATATACGCAATCAGATTCTGAAGAAGAAAAAGAAGAAATAAAAAAAACAATACAAGATTTATGGGCAAATGGTAGAGCTATAATACCTGAATTGTATACAGAACAATTTTTAGACGAACAAATGCTTAATCTTAAAAAGTTAGATAGCTATAAAAGTTTTAGAAGTTCTTTATTTAAAAAAGATGAAAATGGTGAATTTGATATACCAGTAGAAGCAATACAAAATTTTAAAGATGCTTTAAACTCAGGAGCAGATACATATAATTTTAATGGTAAAGAAATTAATATAAAAGATTTTTATAACTCTGACGAACAAAGAACAGCTATTGATAATGAATTAACAAAATATATCAATGAAAGAAATAAAAATGATATATCAGATATTCTTATTAAAAATAATATACTTGATATTACAACAAAGTTTACAACTGAGTTAAATGAAAAACAACTTACTACAGATGAATTAACTAATTTAGTAGATAATTATAATGAACAGTTAGATGCTATTGATTTAGGTACTGGAGCAAAATCTATAGCAGAAAATACATTAGCTGTAAAAAGTGCAAAACTAAATATAACACAACAAGTATCTACTAGAATAAATCAAATTAATAAAAATAATATTACTGATTTAACTAACAATGCAAAATCATCTGTATCAAATAACATTGGTAATTTTAATGCACTAAGTGATGCAATCTCAAAAGCAGAACCTATTTTAAAACTAGATGCTGATTTTATAAATTTAAAAAAATGGAATACAGAAGCTAATAATAAAAACTGGTTACAAGTAAAAGAAATGTTAATGAACTCAAGTAAAGAAAAAGTTATAGAATTTGTTAATGCTTTTGAAAATGGTAATGTTGATACAAATGAAATGTTTGGTGATAGAAAACTTATAGATGTTATAAATGAATTAAGACCTATACAAGATTATATATTACCAGGTCTAAAAGATATGAATACTGCTATTGGTACATTATCAGAAAAAGATATTAATTTAGATAAAATACAAGCAAACTTAAGAGCTGCCTTAATAGGCAAAACATTACCACATCAATATCACAATCTAAAAGCATCAGAAAGTGAAGTTACAGATTTTATATATGATGTTATCTTAGAAGGAGATTTTAATACCTTTTCAGAAGAAAAAGGTCAAGCAATTATGAAACTACTAGATTTAGGTTATAAATCTAAATTTGTGGGTGATATAATAGAAGAAACAGCTAGAACAGGTAATGTTGATTTATTTAATAATTTTACTGCTACATTAGTAAGATACATAAGAGATAATAATACAACTCTTGAAAGTGTAGGATTAGATAAAGAAACATACGGTATAATGAAAACTTTACTAGCAAGAAGAACAACTTCTTTACAATCAGAAGAAGAAGTAAAAAAAGTATTTACTTTTATAAATCAAAAAAACAGTCCTATAGTAAAAGAAGCTCAAGCAACATTTTTACAAAAAATAGGTGGTAGTATTAACAAGTCTGATATAAATGAAGATAATTATTATAGTGAATTACTTAATAGAGCAAATGATATATTAGCTGGTAAAGTAAAAGGGCAAGGATTAAGAAAATATGAACAAGCAGTTGAGTATCAAATAAATTCAGAGATGATAAATTATATGATGACTGGTAGATTTTTAAGTGAAGGTAAAAAAGATTTTAGAGATAACGTAATAGATACAATAGAAACTTTATCTAAAGATGATATACCATTAGGTAAAGATGTTGTGATTGGTACTTCTACATATGCAGAAGATTTTACTGCATCTACAAATCAACTTAAAGACTTACACCCAGAAAATCCTTATAGAGAAGTATATGAGTTATATAAAGATTTTTCAGATGAGTTTGGTTTAGAACATATACATACTGGTGTATTAACACAAATAAATGTTATAGAACAAATTAAACAACAAGGTGGTGTTTATACTAACGAACAAAAATTACCATTTAATCAAATAAACTGGAACGCTGAAAAATTATTATTTAAAGGTATTAGTGATGGTAAAAAGGAAATACCTTCAATAGACTTTTTACGTAAAAAATATTCATATAAAACTATTGCAGGAGATTTTATTAACAATACACAAGAAGGTAATTTAATTGATACTTTTTCTTTAGATACAAATGATGGACAAAAAGTACCAGCTTTAATGGGAAAAAATATTAAGTTATTTCAAAATGATAATTTGTTACCAAATCAATATCATGTAATATATAATAATGTAGCTGATGGAGTAAACCATAAACAAGTAATAAGAGATAAAGATAATAATCCAGTTATAATTACTGCTCCAGAAGATTATACAGATATATTAGCAAATGCAAATAATCAGTTAATATATAAATCAGCAAGAGAACAACCAGTATTACCAGGACTTACTACAAGAGCAAGAGCAGTAAGAGAAGGGCAAGACATACGACCAGGTTCTATTTTTAGTAGAGATCCTACACCTTCAATAACAAGTAAACTACCATCTTTATCAGAATCATTTTCTGATGCAGAAAAAAATATTATTAATTATGATAGAGGTAAATATGCTTTTGGTTTAAATATTTCTATACCATATAGAGATGTTATTGATAATTATATAGTAGAAAAAGATAACAAATTTTATTTATTGCCTTCTACTGTATATGCAGAAAGAGAAGATAATACATTTGGTATAGTGCCTATAAGTAAAGAACAGGCTTTTGCAAGATTTAGCAATACAAAAAATGTAGCAATTTATAATACTTTAGCAAGTGCTCAAAGAGCTAGAGATAAAATAAGAGAAGTAGAAGAAAATGATTATAAGGTGATGAATGAGTAAAGATTTACCTTTTGCTCCTAAAGAACAATTTTTACCTTCTGTATCAGAAGTAGAACCTAGCTTTTGGCAAAATGTAGCTAACACATATAGATTTAGTTATACACCAATTATATCAGCAACAAAACAAGCTATGTTTGGAGCAGAAGATGATCCTAACTTTTTTGTTACAGATAGTATGTTAGCTAACCAACCACTTGAATTAGTTGATGAATTAATAAATTCAAAGAGTCAACAAGAATTTGATTATCACGTAGGTTTGCATAGTCGTATGTCTAGAATTAAAGAACAACTTTCAGACAATGCTGGTTTAGGTTCTGCTTTATTTGCTGGTTTGTTTGATCCTATTAACTTAATACCAATACCAACAGCAGTAGGTATGGGATTTGTAAAAGGAGCGGCAAGAGTAGGTGCTGGATCTGCTGTTTTAACAAGTGGCTTTGAAGGTATAAGAGCTCCATTAGACCCTACATACGATCCTATAGAAACTGTTTTTGCAGTAGGTGGATCTGCTTTTTTTGGTGGCTTGTTAGGTGGAGGTATAGGAGCAATAACAGCTAGTAGAGCTGGTAAAGATTTTGCAAATGCTACTGCTTTTGATGAAGGTGCAAAAGCTGATACAGTTGATGTAGATGTAAAAGGTATTGATAAAAATGATACTATGCGACAAAAAATGAAAACAGCTAAGATTGATACTGATACTACAAAAACTTTAAAAGAAGAAGGTATAACACCAGTAGAAGAAGATCCAAATTTAAATATGCAAGAAATAGATACACAACTTAAAAAAACTGGTTTTGGTTATGAAACAACAGCTAATGCAACAGCTTTTGGAAGACTATTATCAAGATTTAAAAGTAATAAAATGGGTGATTGGATTACTAATGTATTTGCTGACGGTGGCACTATGAATAATAGAACAAATGAAGGTGGTGTTGCATTTACAAAATCTCCTGTAAATTTATTAAAAGGACAATGGTTTGGTGAAGCTATAAACTATTTAGATGAAACAAGAAATTTATGGTTAAAATCTAAAGGCATACAAAAACCTAAAAAATTATTAACTCAAAATGTTGCTTATACTTTTGAAAACATAAAATCTAAGTTTAATAAAACTATGACTTATGGTGAATTTATGAAGAGAGTTACTATGGCAAACGTGAAAGCATCTTATTTAGGAGATGATGCTGTAAAAGAAATACCAGAAGTTATGGAAGCAGTAAAGGTAACAAGAAAATTAAATGATAGAGCAAGAAAAGAAGGTGTAGATGCTCGTATGTTTAATACAGCTGATAACTTAAATTATAAAATGGATATATATGGTGACTTTGCTAGTAAAAGAATAGCAAATATAACTAAGCTAAAAAAAGAATTACCTAATTCTAAAAGACCAAAAATGATAGAAGCTATGATAAGAAATGATGAAATGTTTTTAGATAAAGCATTGTATGATTTACATTCATTAGAAAGATTTGCGTTTTCATTAATAAAAAAAGAACAAGGTATCTATAGTAAAATAGATGAAATATTAGAAGATCTAGATATAAAAGAAATGAAAAGAAGATCTTATCAAGAAACTATGAATGATATGGTTTATAAGTCTGGTAATAGAGCAAAAAAATTAAAAGAGCTATCAGATAAAATTAGAGAAGGTCATATAAATAGACATAATGCAGATCTTAAAATGTTTTTAGAATTAAACGCACAATATCATAAAACTGGTCTTACTGATAAACAACTTACGTGGATGGAATTATTAGGAGAAAGAATACAAAATCACAAATATTCAGCAAAACAACAAAAAGTTTTTGATGAGTTTGAGAAATTTCAAAAAGGTGCAAGAGGAGGTTTTACACAAAAACAAGAAGCATTTTATAAAAAGATGGAAAAGGAATTAGCAGAGCCATTAGAGTATGATGCAGATTTTGCTATAAATAATTTAAAAAGATCTATTAGAAGTATAAACAAGGACTTTATAGCACCAGCAGGCGAAAAACATTATACTATGCGAAAGTATCTTGTAGATGTAATTACAGACAAAAGAGATGATTTTCAAAATAAAGTAATACTTCCATATATAAAAAACAATCCTTCAGGTAGATTAGCAGCTCTAATAAAAGCACAAAAAGATGATGAAGCTATTATTATAGCAGATGATGATATATTAGCAGAAGCAGAATTTAAAGAACCTATGCCTAAAGAATATTTTAAAAGAATAGGCACAGATGATGAAGCTGTAGATAGAGTTGAAGATATAGTAAAAAGAAATAATAAAAATTTATATATACTAGAAGATGGTCGTTTTTATGAATATAGAGAAGCAGACTTTGGTGATATAAATACTAGATTTAAAGAAAAAGGTAAAACCTTTACAACTACACCACACATTGTAAAAAGTGCTTTTACAAAGATAACTATTAATGGTAAGCAGTATGATGCTGTTAATATCAAAGGGCTTGATTTTTCAGATGAAGTAAGTGCAGATCAGTTTCAAACTATAATAAGACAAATAAGATTTATAGAAAAAAAATATAAAGGAAAAGTAGATGATAAAACTTTTCAAAAACTTATAATAGCAAAGAAGAATACAAGTGATTGGGAATCATACGATAGTCTTTTAGATACATATTATAATAAATATAAAAATGAGTTTAAAAGTAAAAAAGAAGCATCAGAATTTGTATCAGAACTTGATGATGATGTTGATGGTTTGATTACAGGTACAGATGGTGCAACTAGAGAACAAGCACCAAGAAAACCTAAAGTAAAAAGAGGTTCTTTTAAAGATGAAAATTATTTAGCAGATGATTTAATTAAAATAGCAAACTTTTTTAGTACACCTATAGCAAGTAAATTTAGTAAAGGCTTAAAAAAACCAAGACAAATACCAAAAAATATAAGAGAAGAACTTAACTTTCCTTTACAAATTACAAAAAAATCTGATTCAGGTCTTACATTCGAAGATGGTAGTTTAAGAAAAGCTAAAGTAACTGATGAGATGATTGAAAAACAAGCTCAATATCAAGCAACTAAAATAGTAAATAGAATAATAGGTGAAAGTGATGCACAAGATTTTGATGGTATTGCTGGTAGAGGATTACAAAAATTTGTAATGCATAGAAATTTTGATATACCAAGTTATTTACTTACAAAAGAAAGTAATGGTATAGCAGATTTTATAGAACTTGATGGTGCAGATATAATGAGAACTTATATGAATAAATTTGGACCAGCAGTAGAAATGTCAAGAATGTTTAATGGTGATCGTTTTGGAGATATGGAATTTTATGAAGCTATTAATGATGTTTTTATTAGACACGCAGATGAATTAGAACAAAATCCAGAAAAGTTTATTGAAAATGTTTTTAATCAAATAGGAGATAAAGATATTTTACTTGATGCTGTTTTAAATAGAGCTCCATTAGGTATGGAAGTAGGATCTGCAACTAATAGATTAGTTAAAGCTGGGCAACAAATGGGTCAGTTAACTATGATGGGAATGACAACTATTGCTAGTTTAGCTGATACAGGAAAAGTAATATTATCACGTGGTTTAAAAGAATCTTTTGGTAGATATTTTAAGACTTGGATTACAGACGTTGCTGAGAATGATTTAAAAAATGCTTCTATAAAACATATGATTAGATTTATTGGAGAAGGTAATGAAACTATATCAAATGCTGGATCATCAAGAGTTGCAGAACAAAGCACAGGTATAGGTGAAGTAAATAATAGAGTATTAGGTAAAGTAGGAGATAAAGTATTTGAAGCATTAGATAAAATGGTAGGAAGTTTTTACAATGTAAATTTACTTAATCATTGGACTGCAATAAATAAACGAATGGTTATTCCTATGTCTGTTGATAGAATTATTAGAACAGGAGCTATGCTATCGAATGATTATAAAGGTGATAAAGCACTTAAACAATATATGGACACAGATGTAAAAATATTAGCATCACATGGATTATCAAAAGATGATTTAAAAATGATATATAAACTTTGGAAAACAAATGGAGCAAAAAGAGGTAAAGAAATTTACTATAGTAATGCAGATAGATGGATGGAAGATAATCCAGTTTTATTTAGGAAATATATTGCCGCAGTAAGATCGGATGTACTAATGACTATAATTACACCAACAGAAGCAGACAAACCATTATTGTCTTATGGTGTTTTTAAAGCATCAAGATACAATCAAAAAATGAAAGATAGACAACATAATATATTTAAAATACCTATTCAGTTTATGTCCTGGTCTTTAGCGGCTAATAACAAAATAGTTTTATCTACATTACAAGGTAGACATAAAGGAGTAGCATCAGGAATGATTGCTATGTTTGCTCTTGGTATGTTATCAGATTATGCAAGAAATCCTGATTGGTGGAAATATAAATCTTTTGATGAAAAGATGATAAAAGCAGTTGAGTATAGTGGTTTAACTAGTTATTTATTAGATGTAAATTCTTTCGCAGAAATAGTATCTAATAACTATGTAGGTATTAGACCAATGTTAGGAAGTGAAAATCCTTTTACTGGCACTTTACCAGATCAAATATCTGAAGTTGGTGGACCAGTAGGAAGTATGGTTACAGATGTGTTTAAACTATTTTTAGATGATAGTATAGAATTTAAAGATAAAGCAAATATGGTTAAAAGATTGATACCATACAACAATTTGTTTTATGCTAAGTTTATTTTTAATGGATTAAAGAATAGTATAGTAGATGATAAAGTATCTTTTAATTATTAAATAATTATGTTACAAGGATAATATTATGCCGATAGTCGTAAATGATACAACACCAAGAAACCAGTACACAGCTACGTCTACACAGACTACGTTCACTTACTCCTTTGAAATATTTGAAGTTACTGATATAAAAGTATTTCAAGGTTCTACACTCCTAACATATGCAAGTAGTCCTTCAGACAAAACTGAGTACAGGGTTACTGGTGCTGGTACATCAGGTGGTGGCACTATCGTATTAGGTGGTGGTGCTACTGCTGGAGATGTTTATACACTAGTAAGAGATATACCTGTTGCAAGAACAACAGACTTTCCTACATCTGGTCCGTTTGTAATAGATAGTTTAAATACAGATTTAGATAAGATGGTTGCTATGATGGGTGAAAGAGAAGATGAGATAGCAAGGTCAATAAGACTAACTGATGATGATGCTTCTGCAACATTAACATTACCACTAAAAGCAAGTAGAGCAAATAAAGTATTAACATTTAGTAGTACAGGTAATGTAGAAACTTCTATTGCAGCAACAGATGTAAGTACAGTTGCTGGTATTTCAAGTAATATAACAACAGTAAGTGGTATTGCCAGTAATGTTACAACAGTAGCTGGCATAAGTAGTAATGTAACTACAGTTGCTGGTAAAACATCAGAAATAACTTCTGTTGCGGCAGTTGCTAGTTTAATAACTTCTGACTTTGTGTCAGATCTAAACACATTAGCAGTAACAGACGTAGTAAATGATATTAATACATTAGCTACTTCTGATATTGTAAGTGATCTTAATACACTAGCAACATCAGATATTGTTAGTGATTTAAATACTTTGGCAACAAGTGACATTGTTTCTGATATAAACACTCTTGCTACAAGTGATATAGTAAGTGATTTAAATACACTAGCTACTAGTGATTTTGTATCAGATTTAAATACAATAGCTACTTCAACAAACGTAAATAATATTGCAACAGTTGCTGGTAATAACTCAAACATAAATACAGTAGCTGGCAACAATTCTAATATTTCTACTGTAGCTGGAATATCAAGTAATGTAACTACTGTTGCTGGTATTTCAAGTAATATTGCTACAGTCGCTGGTATATCAGCGAATATAACTACAGTTGCTGGTAACAATACAAACATAACAACATTAGCTGGTATTAGTACAGACATAACATCTCTAGCTACTGCACTTGCATCTACTACAAATTATACTGTTACAGTTGCAAGTGGTACATTATATGGTGGTGGTACTGGTAATGTATTTTATTTAGATGGTACTGGTAATCCAACAATTACTTTAATAAGAGGTAATACATATGTATTTGATCAAAGTGATTCTAGTAATGCTTCACATCCAATAGCATTTAGAACAAGTGCAGATGCAAGTTATACAACAGGTGTTACTTCTACTGGTACTCCTGGAAATGCTGGAGCAAAAACTACTTTTGTTGTACCTTCAGATGCACCAACTTCGTTAAAGTATTACTGTACTACGCATGGAAATGGTATGGGTAATCTTATTACTGTAGACACATCTAACATAAATGTTGTTGCTAGTAATATAGGAGAGGTAAATAGTTTTGCACAAAGGTATAGAGTAGCAAGTAGTGATCCTACATCATCATTAGATGAAGGTGATCTAGTTTATAATAGTACAGCAAATGCTCTTAAATATTATAACGGATCTTCTTGGGTAACTATTGTTGCTGGTTCTTTAACAGATATAGTACAGGATGGTAGTCCACAATTAGGTGGTAATCTTGATGTTCAAACTAATTCAATAGTATCTACATCAAACAGAGATATAAATATTACACCAGATGGATCTGGTAATGTAGTTTTAGATGGATTAAGTTACCCTTCTAGTGATGGCACAGCAGATCAAGTGCTTAAAACTGATGGATCAGGAACACTTAGTTTTGGTACAGTACAAGCAAGTGAGTTGACAACAGTCGGAAATTACTTTAGTAATTATAATAGTATAAGTAGTAATACTACTTCTACAACAGCCAGCACAAAGAATGCTTTTCTCTTTGGACCGATAACTGTAAGTGGTAGTGCTACTTGGACAATAAGTGGCGATGGCAGTTTAGAAATTTTTTAAGGAGCTAATATGGCAAGTACAATTAAAGTAGATAATTTAAGAGGTTCTGCTGGCACAGAAGTAAAGTTAGGTGGTAACTTAGATGTTAATGGAAATAGTATAGTATCTGCATCTAATGGTGATATAGCTATAACACCTAATGGTTCAGGTAAAGTAATAGTTGATGGACTATCACTACCTACAGCTGATGGAACAGCAGATCAAATACTAAAAACAGATGGTTCTGCAAATATAGCATTTACAACATTAGATATATCAAAAGATCCTACACCTGAACTTGGTGGAGATTTAAGTGTAGCTGGTAATAATATAGTATCAGCTTCAAATGGAGATATAAATCTTATACCTAATGGTACAGGAGATGTAAATTTAGGTGCTGATACAGTAATGGTCGGTGATAACAACGCTGATGCAACAATTACTACACAAGGTACAGGTGATCTTACACTTAGTACAAACTCAGGTACAAACTCAGGTACAATAGCTATAGCAGATGGAGCAAATGGTAACATATCAATAACACCTAATGGATCTGGTAATGTAGTTCTTGATGGTTTAACTTTTCCTAACGCTGATGGTTCTGCTAATCAATCATTAGTAACAAATGGGTCTGGTACTTTAAGTTTTGCTGATGCTGGAGGTGGTAAAGTTTTACAAGTAGTTACTGCTTCAAAAAATGATTCTTTTAGTACATCAAGTAATTCATTTGTATTAATTACAGATTTAAGCGTAAATATTACTCCAAGTGCTACATCAAGTAAGATATTAATTATGGCGGCAGTTAGTGCTCAGCCTGGTACTAATGAATCTAATACAACTCAACTTACCATTTTTGAAGGTAGTACAAACTTAATAGATTCATTAAAAGATTCTGGTAGTTCTGGTAGTAGGACTGGTATGATAATGTCAATGGGACCGAACCAAACTGGAACAGCTAGTGGATTCAATACATTTAATTATCATCTTTTAAGATCACCTAACACTACTTCGCAGTTAACTTATTCAGTTCGAGGTCTTGGTTATAGTTCTGCAACTCTTAATATAAATAGAGTTAATAACCCAGATAATATAACACTTAGACCATTTGGTGTATCATCTATAACAGTAATGGAAATAGGAGCATAATAATGATAGATAGAGCAATATTAAAAATAAATCCTAATGCACAATTTAGTATAAATGGTGATGATATAAATCAAATTACTTGGCTTAATGGAACAACTCCAATATCAAAAGAAGATATTGAAGCACAGTATCCAGCGGTAGAATTAGATGCGGCATTAGCTAGTGTTAGAATAAAAAGAGATAGATTACTAATAGAAACAGATCATCTTGCTTTATCAGATAATACTTTATCTACGGATATGGCTACTTATAGACAAAAGCTAAGAGATATAACTGAGGGGTTAAATACAGTAGATAAAGCAAAGGCAGTAAAGTTTCCTACTAAACCATAGAGTTTATGAAAATAAAAATATATTTACAAAATATTCTTAACAAAATTAAAAATTTATTTAAGAAAAAGAAAAAGAGAGGTAGACCTCCAAAGACAAGGGCATTCTAATGACAGTTGATCCTTTTTTGGTATGGAACATAGTTCTATCTTTTATTGTTGTTCCTTTTGGTTGGGCATTTGGCAAAATGTTTTCTGAAGTCAAGAGGTTACAGTTACATCTTAATGATACACGTGAAACATATGCCACCAAATCTGAGTTAAATAACGAAGCAAAAGAAACTAAAGAAGCTATAATAAGACTTGAACAGAAACTAGATAGGATGGCAGATAGATGGTCGAGCCAGTAACAGCAGTCCTTACTGGTATAGCACTAGTAAAACAAGCAACCTCATTCATAAAAGAAAATATTAATACAGTAAATGATATATCTGGTGTAGCTAAACAGATAGATCAAATGTTTACTGGACAACAAGAAATAAATAAAGAACGCACCAAGGCGGCAAATAGCACAGCTAATGAGTTAGGTTTATCAAATGTCACACAAAGTATAATTGATGCCAAGTTAGCAAATGAGCAAATGCAAGAAGTAAAGAATATGATAAATCTTAGATTCGGACCTAACACTTGGGATCAGATCTTAATGGAACGTAAACGTAGGATAGAAGCAGTAAAGCAACAGAAGTTATTAATTAAAAAAAGAAAGTTAGAAAAACAAAAAGAAATGATGGATGTTGCAAAGCAAGCAACGATAGGTATCAGTATAGTAATATTAATACTAGTATTAAGTATAATAGCTTACGTTGCCTTTGCTTCTGAAGAAGAAGAATGTATGGAGTTTTATCCAAAGTATTATCTCGTATGTCTAAACGAAGGTAAAGAGATAGCTTTGACTGAACAATATTTAGATCGTCTTAAATACAGACAACAAAATACTTGTTGTTTATTACAAAATGAAAAGGAGTAACTATGGCACTAACAGCATTAATCGGACCAGCAACTAAACTTATTAGTAAGTTTGTAAGAGATAAAGATAAACAGGCACAACTGGCACACGAGATTTCAACTATGGCAGAGAAGCATAGTCAACAACTTATGCTTCAACAAATAGAAATTAATAAAGCTGAAGCAAAAGGTAACTGGTTTCAATCTTCGTGGCGACCTCTCGTAGGTTGGGTCTGTAGTATATCCTTAATGGTTAACTATATGATCTCACCAATTTGTGCTGGATTTGGTATAACAATACCACAAGCTGATATGTCAGTTATGATGCCATTACTTTTAGGTTTGCTTGGTCTTGGTGGTTTACGTTCTTTTGATAAACTTAAAAAAACAGATACCAAAATTCTTAAAAAATAGTTATAATAAATTTATTCAAAGGTGGCACGATGAAAGAATGGATTGGATATTACGAAAACGTTTTACCAGAAACGTTATCAAAAAATATAATGGATATTAAAGATGGTTGGAAACCATCTGGTTTCTCTAGTCACGAAGGTAGGCTTGACGATAAAAGCAGTAAAGAACGTGTCGTAATGGATGAGGTATACATTACACAATACACACCATATTATGATGATTTATTTCAGGCTACTCTGAAAGTAGTAAGAGCTTACAAGTTACTACATCCTTATACAAAGTATATGTCATCAGTAAGATGTACTAACTTTAGAGTAAATAAATATCAAGAAGGTGGTTTTATGTCTGAACACGCAGATGCAATTCATCATAGTCATGGACAGCAATACGGATTTCCAGAAGTATCTATACTATTCTTTTTAAATACAGACTATGATGGTGGAGAGTTAGTAGTATCAAACTATACATATAAACCAAAAAAGAATTCTGCTATTATTTTTCCTGCAAACTTTATGTTTCCTCACTATGTAAAAAAAATTACCAAAGGAACAAGGTATAGCATTATAACTTGGTTGATGTAGATTAAAACCAAGGTAGAATCATAAGCAAAACTTTTTTACCTACACTCAGTGCTCATTTAAATGGATCGAAAAATCCCTGATTTCTGGGCTTTGTGACTAGGGATACCAACCACAACATATAGTAATATATCCACAACAATTTATTAATATTGTGTTTGTTTTTTAAAATCCCTAGTACAAATAATATATATACTTATAGAATCCAATCAAGAAAAATGTTTTTCAGAACATTCACTTATTGTTTTTACTATACGTTCTGCTCTTGCACCTACTTGATTATACCATTGACTGTCTTGTGCTTCTTTACCAGCAGTAACATAATCACCAACCTCGAGAGCTGCAATCATTTTTCTAAACTTACTTAGTCTAGTTATTCCCAAATTAAAAGCCATGTTGTAGAAACATAGCTTTATTGGGAGCGGAGAAATTTTTATGAATGGATAGTTATTATCCACTTCCTTAATAACATCAAGTATTCTTTGTCGCAACAACATTCTTGCTTCATCTTCTGATAACCCATGTTCTTCAACTTCGATTCCATATCCTACAGTATACTTACCAGCTGGACACTTATAAACTATATGTCTGCCATTATCATTCTTTACTGTACCTTCATCTTCTGCTAATTGATTTATTAGTTCTTCTATCATATCACCTCACTACTTTATATTTATCTATTGTTATCTTTCTTGTTTTTTTTCTACTAACCTTAACTTTAGAATTTTCAGATCCCCCTTTTTTTTGTGGAGGGGGTTCCGAAAATTCTAATCTCATTCCTTTTACCACTGCCTTATCATAGCAATCCTTACAGTAAAACGTACCACCTTTCCATTTTACTGCGTTCTTGGTGCAATACTTACACCTCTTTTTCATACACGCTTTTCTCCAAGCATCATCAAATATACCCACCTATACCTCCTAAAGGTATACTACATTACCTTTAGTATTGTGTGCAAGATTTACTTTTATACCATAGCAAGTCGATAGCAGTTTGATAGTTCTTGGACTAGGTATCTTTCTTTCTGCATTTACAATAGTAGATATAGATAAGCCAGTCAGATTGGCTACGTCTAAATAGGTGTAGCCACAATCTGATCTAGCCTTTCGGAGAACCTTACTAATGTTAGAAGGGAGGTGCATCGTCATCTTTGACACCAGCACTATCTTTCTTCTCACATAATTCTATTCTGCTATCAAACCTACCACACACAATACTTGTGTAGTAAGTGCCATCTTCTAGTTTAGAATATTGTAGTTCGCCCTGGACAAATACAATCATACCTTTCTTAATATACTGCATAACAAAGTTTGTTTTGTATGGATCGAACACACTTATCTTATGATGATGTGCTTTACGATTCTCTTTACTTCCAGAGTTTGTAGTTACAACTAACTTACAATACTCATCATTCTTCATAGCTTCTGGATCTGTAGCACAATGTCCTAAGATCGTTACTTGATTAACTGTCTGCATTTTTCTCTTTCCTTTCCTTGATTATTTTTACTTGCTCGGTATATCTAAGTCTAAACTTTTCTTTAGTCTTATCATCCAACGCATCTATTTCTTCTTTGTAAGTTTTGAATACACCTTGCAACATTTCTTGATCAGAACATTCTGATAAATTAGAAGTAAATTCATTATACAATCTACCAATAGCTTTTATATCTGGCTCACTTGCAAGGTTGGCATCATCATCATCATCACCAACAATACCAAGTAATGCACACATACCATATCTTCTAGCATATGTAATAGATCCACCAAGTTTCTGCGGATCATTAGCATCTTTAGATACAAGAGGTATACCACCATCACAAACTACCTTACCAGATATATGTATAATATTAGTTTGCAATATAGATCCACCAGATTCTAGTTGCTTTACTACTTGTTGTAATGCAAAGTTATTAGATTGCAAAGCTGGTTTGATTGTTTTCAAACAACTAGCAAGACCAGCAAACTTACTTTTGAAGTGAGGATTCTCATCACCTTTGAATGGATTTTTTACGTCGTGCAATAGGTTGAATAGATCTCTATCAAAGTCTGGTTTATTCTTTGTCTTTTGTTCTGGCATTGTCATACTCCACTATTAGGTTGTTGATAAATCCTGGGTGTTTGCCTACAAGATTCTCGTTGTAAGTTTTTGCCCACATATCTATTAGTTCTTTCAATGTAAACTTCATCTTCATTCTCCTTTTGTTTTTACAACAAGTGTACCTTTCTTGTTGCGTGTTATTACATAGTTACTGTTAGGAAACTCACATCTTCTAGCATCCTTAGGTACAAGTAACTTTATCTTCTTCTTCGCATCTTCGAAGCTGGACACAGCACCTTGATACTGATTCATCATACCATCAAGGCTTCTGTATAATTCATTATCAAACTCAAGATAGTCTTTCATACCATCTACAAGTACTTGTTTTTCTGCTTTGACATCACTACCATTCTTGCCATATGATTCTGGTGGTTGCTTGTTATTCTCTACGAACAACCAAAACCTTTTCATCTTTGCAATTAGTCTGTCATAGAACTCTTGATTCCAATCTACTCTTACTACTTTGGGCTCATCATTACCAAGTATGACAGATAGGTAACACCAATCTTGATTAAACACTTTCATATAATGATGTAACTGTGGTGCATAGTATCTAGCTTTTTGTTCAACAGTTGCTCTGGCATTACTGTGTTTACATTCTAGAATTTGTCCATCAACAGTAGCATCTAAATGTGCATACATTGGCACGTTATAAAACTTAACTTGTTTTACTCTATTAGGAACAGATACTAGTTTATTAGAAAACTCTGTCTTTGATAACCATTCAATGTGGAATGATTCTGTATGTACTCCAAGTTGTACACGAAATACATTAGACAAATCTTCTTCCATATCTCTTTTAGTTTTTACTTTCCATAGTTGTATTAGGTTTTGGTTGTGCCATATTCTGTTAGCATCACTACCACCTAGTCCAACTGTTCTATCAAAATCTTTCATATTATACCTCCGCTTCTATTGAACAAGATCCGTTTTCTTTTACTTGCTTATACATCTTTCTCCCAAGTTCTAATCTTGCATACCATTCCATTAGATAGTGAGCTGTGGCTTCATCTATATCTAACCACTCTTGTAAAGTTTGAGCATGTTTAGGATCGTTTATTATTATTGAGTAAAACTTGTCTACTTCATTATAATATTTGCCAAGTTTATTTTTACACGTATCTATACCAGCGGCAATCTTTTCTAGATCTTCTGTATAAAAACTTATGTAATCACGTGGTTCTTCTTCTGCTCCAAAAAATGCTGGATCGTCACTTGGTTGTATACCAAACCAAAACTTACCTTCTATATCTCCATGATAATATCTTCCCATAGTTATTCTCCTTTATTTGTTAATAAAATTATAATGCATTTCTGCATTGTAATCAAGCATAAAAAAAGCCTTGCAAAATTAATTACAAGGCTTGGAACAAATTGAAGAATGAACTAGGTGAATGTTGTGAGTCTGTGTAAGACAGATCTACACCATCCAAGAAAACTTTGACAGAAATTTATCTTGTTGTCAACAGGTTCTCGTATGGTAGCTGGTAATGGAAACGTATTGTACTTGTGTGTTTTCATTACAGATACGATAGCATCCTTCAAGAATATAGCTGGTATATCTTTGATTGCTTCTATGTAATACTTCAAACCTTCACGTTGTGGTAGTTCCGTTTGAAATGTATTGCCCAGCACTTGCAAACTTTTTACAATAGTTTCGTTCGGAGCTGGTTGCATTTGTACTTCAAGGTTATGTATCACACCATCAAGTTTCTTCTTGAGTGGTGCTAGATCTTTATGATCTTTTAGTTCTAGTAATGCTTCTGACGTTGCTCTCGCTATTGTATCTATCAAGATAATCTCCGACTGCGTTAGCATTACTGGCAGAAACTCTGGCTGGTTTAGAATCGTGCCTGGCTTTCTGTGTTTTGTTACCCAACTTGAAAGAGCACCGACACCAAAATCTGAAGGCGGCATCCCAGTTGTTTTTTCTGTTACCTTTTGCGAGGTAGTAGTCGACAAATTGTTCGTGTTCATAATTCAAATCCTCCATTGTTGCTTGCTTAAATTTATCAAAGAACCAAGACTGCAACGTAGTACTTGGCTCCCAATCTTCTGCTATTGGTTTAGAGGTATAATCTCTTTCCATTCTTCAATCTCCTTTGCTGGTATTGTATGAATCTTTATACCATATGTTACTTCAGCTAGTTTTTTCTTTAGCTTGTACGTATCTGTAGTTGCACCAACAACAGATTCTATTACTGCATATCCTCTATGATTGTTAGGCTCAAGCGTAACATACCTAAAGTCTGCAACATAATCTGCTATACGCACATTGTTTACAACAACAGGTAGCTGTGGATTGAGTTCAAGATCTGTTATAAGTTTATCACTTACAAACTGGACTAACTGTAAGTATCTATCTGCCTTTGCAGTAGAGTTGAAGTATACCATATTACCTTGGTATGCTTCGTATCTACCACTAGATTTCTTTACGGATTTTTTCGTAGTGCGTTTCATATATATAATTCCATACTGTTTGTGCAGTTGATTCACGTAAACAAAACTCACCTGTCTTTATTCTATGATAGGTACTATCTTGAATACCAGACTTTCTAAAAGCTTCACGTAAGTTGATACCTTTTTTGTCAGCTAGTTTTTGTAACTGATTCATATAAGTATTAAGTTCATTCATAAATAATACCTATCATAGTTAGTGCATAAATGCAAGTTATATATTGGCTTCTGCTTCCATCTCTAGTTCTTCTAACTTGTATCTTGCATCATACCAGTTATCGAATACCCAGTATTGTTTTTCGTGTAGCCAACCTTTGTTCAGACACTTGATCATTTGATAGTAATCTTTACCTACAAGATCAAAGCCAGCACTAGTTTCTTCTACAATCCAAAACATATCTTTGCCACTCAGTATCTTTGCTCTTGTACTTGAACAAGCTCTGTTAAACATCTTCTCTCTTACTGATCCTATATACATTACTTACTCTCCTTTATTTTTAGATATAATACTTTACCTTTTTCTGTTGCAAACCAAACTCTTTGGTACTTGCCATGCTTTGATTTGCGTTGTCCAACTGCACCAATGTAGTGTTGTCTTTCCAACCATACTCTAGCAGTACGATACTTACTAGTGATCACACCATCGTGAAAAGATATTTCTTCATCAGTCATACCAGATGTACCACCAATATCTATGATGATCTCCAGCACTCTGTCTTTTGCTCGTTTTGTTCTTTGTACTTCTTGTTTAGCGGCAGTCTTACTAGTTTCAGGATCTGTTCGCCTTACCATATTGTACCATTCTTCACTCATTATTATTCTCCTCTAAATATACGTCATCATATCCTTCTTCAACCATACTGTTAGCATAACGTCTGGCTTCAGTATGAGTTCTAAAATATTCAGGTACTCCACCTACCCAAACTATCCATTTATCTTCAGTCATATTCATTCTCCTATATTGTTAACAAATAAATATATGCCCAGACTATAACATTAGTTACTGTAATTATATAGACTGCAATCATACATCACCTACTGCTTTATCGCTAGCAATCACTTCTGCTTTCTCACGTACAAAGAAGAAGGATTGACTAGCGTACTTACAAGCAGAACGTAGTGAGTCTGGCTTATCTCTAAGAGCCTTAGCCCACGACTTCAAGTAATGCACGTGGTCACTTCTTGTTTCGTGCAACAAGTTATAGTGAGCCATATGAAAACTTGCACCAAGTTCTGCTATAAGTTCCTCGAAGGCATA